GTGAAACCTTGAAGGGGTTCTCTGAACTCCTTCGGAACCTCCAAAACGATGTATGAACCTTCGCAATCAGGGTCCTTGACAATCTTGGCCCCTGGAGGAATAGATAGATAGCCGTCTGCGATCATTTTAAATTCAGCAGAGACTTCGTCAAGTCTCCATGTATTTGGTTTAGCCCATCTACAGGCGGAAATAAGACCCCTAAACCACTGTAAGGTAGCTACGGCATACCTGTTTAATGAAACGTGCATAAAGCCTTCAAGTCGTTCAATTCGCGATTCGCAGATTGGAGCCTGTTCTGGCCCTCTGCATAAGAGCATACGTTTCTGCTCAATGAGAATCTGATCATCGACCAAATCCTGTACTCTTAGGCGTTTAAACTCCTCATTATTAGAACATTTTCTTAGAGCAAAATCTTTCAACCTATCTTTCACAATCTTTCTACATTTCCCCCAGTAATGGGCGGATTGTGCAAAGTTAGGCCTTGAGAGTTGCCCCGTGCTAATTTTAGCCATTGAGGTGCCAAAGACGAGTACTGAAATCGCTGTACGCGCATATTTTGAGGCTATTCGTACTAGACGCACACTAACATTAATTACAGGGAGGCCTAGTCCTCCGAAGTGTCGAGGTAAGCATGGGCTGAGACCCATTTTATGCCATTTAACCAAATCGGGGTAGTATAAGAAGTTCACAGTTTTAACAACAGCCCTTCTGGATGAAGGGGATCGCATCAAACAAGAGTCGGCAGCTCCGCCGAGACAGGCCCAATTCGCCATAAGGCGCACACCGGGACCATACTCTTGAGGATCGATCAGCGCACCAATAGGAAACATCTTATAGTACGAGGTAATTGACTTACCTGTACCAAACTCTCCAACTGCACATGGATAACCACTACATTTTAAGAGTTTGACTACCTCCACGGCATCGCGAGTTACGTATGTGCCATAATACTTTGTGTTGTAGAAAGTACAAGTTTCGCATTTGTCACGTCTAAGTGACCCTTTGCGGTTCAAAAGACCGCACACTGCTCTGCTCCAAATAGAGCACGAGTCAGGACCTGTTGACCTGTACTTGCCATCATAAGGCATTCCATTCATACGTTTCCTCTCTTCAAGTTTGCATTTATTGTTCTCAGTAAAGCTAACCAAGACTTCAGCAGCTACTCCCCCCGTTGATCCTAAGTATCGCTTTCCCTCATTCGGGATTCCGCCAACATCACTTATGTTGGTCTTATAAGCGTTGCATATCCAGAGTGGCGCTAATCCCATCAAGTCGTCTCCAATGACGACTACTGGGAAGAACGCACTCTGTGCCTTTAAGTTTCGTTTTCCACTTCGGGTCAAACCATGGTGAGCAGATCGCCAAGCGAAGATGTTTAGGAAGTTTAACATCGGCCACGTCAAGGGAGAGCCCATAAGGATCCCTCGTGTGTTGATTGCCGTGAC